CGGGCGGTTTCCAAGCATTTGCCGATGGCGGCATGGTTACTCGTCCTACTCTGGGGCTTGTCGGTGAAGGTGGTGAACCGGAATACATCATCCCAGCCAGCAAAATGCGCACCGCCATGTCTCGTTATGCGGCTGGCGCACGCGGTTCTGCTGTCATCCCGGCTGGCGGCGACAACGGTGAACTGATGGGCAACGGCGAATCTGCCGCACCGGGCACCATCGACGTTCGCTACACTGTGGAACGCATCAACCAGGTGGACTACGTGACCGCCGATCAGTTCCAGGCTGGTATGCGTCAAGCCGCAGCTCAAGGTGCAGCGCAAGGCGAACAACGCACACTACGGCGTTTACAGACAAGCGCCAGTACACGTAAAAGGGTAGGCGTCTAATGGAATTTGCTGTCGGAAACTTTTTACGCTTTGTTAATACAACTAATAACCAAACAGTTTATCGTTTTCAGAACTTCCACATTGGCCAAGCCATCACATATCAAGGCAGTTCGTACCTCTATGCTCCTTTTGGTTTTTCCGGGATAACAATTAACCGTACAGGAGACAACGCTGATGCCAGCTTGGTTTTTCCGAATAACGCTTTAACTCGCCCGTGGGCGGTTGATGCAGTCAACAACTTCTGGATCGCTCACGTCACTGTTATGCTCTTGGACTCTACAAATCAAAACGTTCTGACTAACGTACACGAATACTATGGGCGCGTATCCCAAGGCAAATGGGATGAGACAAGCCTAAATTTAACCATCAACAGTGTGTTGGACGCAGTTGGTGCAGACGTACCGGGACGCCGCCTGACTCAAAAACTCATTGGTGCTATTCCGGTTACAAGTGGCCTCAACTTGCAATGATCTGATAGGGCTTGATTATCGACTTGGTGCCGATGGCACCAACGGGGAAATCGACTGCATACATTTGTGCTACAGAGCGCTTGAGTTACTTGAAATCCCAACGCCACCATTCGATTCGGCGTGGTATACAGCCAGCTCCGTAAGGATTTTGCGCGATTTGTTGGGTTGGGGAGTAAGGGTTTCTTCGCCTACCTATGATGGTGACGTACTACTGTTAGCCCAGGATAACTGGGCGTTCGGAGTCACATGGCAGACGGGGGTGCTGTACATAAACCAGCAAACAAAAAAGGTGGCTTGGACTCTGCCCAAAAATCTTGGTCAGTACCATTGCTTCCGTATGAAAAACAACTGATCAGTGCGCTTGGTTGTAGTGAGGAAGAGTACAAGTGGTTTACTACAGAAGTCCGACGCCGTGAAGCTGTACGTCCCGCCGAATACGCGCACGTCCCAGATGTGCGTATGGAAGTCGCAACTATTATCGCCATTGTCAGTCTTGTCATCGGACTCGCAAGTACAGCAGTCAGCTTTTTTCTTACTCCAAAACCAAAACCACTTAATGTTTCAGGATCAAACAGGCGCGGGGGGCGGTCCCGCCCAGGTGTTGATATCAATGGAGCAGATAGATTTGCCCCGACTTTTGGTTTTAATACCCAGGCTGAGCTTGCCAACTATGGCGAACCCATACCTATTGTCTTTGGACGCTACGACACAACACTAAACACAGGTGGAGTTTTACACACTCCAAGGCTTGTATGGTCTCGTGCGTTTAGTCACGGCACCCAACAGAGCGTGAAACTTCTCTTTGTTGTAGGTGAGCAGGGAGTAGATGACGGAACCGCTAATGCGGGAATTGCACCACCAAAGCTGCAGGGCATTTTCTTAGGCAATGGATCTTTAGGGTCAACATATAAGTCGGACTACGCTTTCTACTGGAAGAGAAACACCACATTTGGCGGAATTACTCGGATTAGAGCTGCGGATCTTGCCTATGGATCACGCGCCGCAGATGAAACAGGAGATTACGAAGAAAACGACGATGTGTTTAGTTGCCCAACTGCCAACGGCAGCAACGATACAGGTTTTAGTTCAGCGCACTCTTTAACCAATAACACGGAGTTTGGCTGTTATTCGCCTATTCCTAATGGGACACCTTACCGCGTTCCTTGGCAAGTTGTTTCAATACCGCGTACACGAAAAAATGGTGGAAATAGCGGCGATTTTAATTCCATATCAGAAGACGATGAATTTTTTGTCAAGACAAGAGAGCGCATCAAGATTGCCGGAAACGAGAACGCAACCGTAGATACAAAGGACGTTTGGAACCTTGGGATGAAAGGCACAGGGCGGCACTACAGCCGTCGTATGGGTGCTGTCGAACTGCTAATCAAACAACCAAATGGAACGTTTAATTCAGTTCGAGTTAGCGGAGGGGTTGGTGGCCAAGAGTTCGATGGCGTGAAAGTAGGAGATAAAATGTACTTTCGCATTAGTCAAACAGAGCTAGCCAAAGACCGTTACTACCGAGAAGTAACAATTAACGATAAAAAAGAAATCGAAAGCAGTGTTTCCGTTGATGACATAAATACAACTATCGCCGAGATGTGCATAGCGGCTGACGATAGTTTACAGGTAGGAGAAATCTTTATGATGCGCCGTTCAGTCTGGAAAGTAGTAAAACGGCTTATTCCAATATGGAAACCAGGACTCAATCAACGAATTACTCTTAAATGTATTGAGGTAACGGGCAGTGACAAAGTGGGTTTAGTTAATACAGAAATGATTACCAGAGATACATTAAGAGACGATACGGATACTACAAAGCTGCATGTAGGGACGGTTTTTTATCCGTTGATGCGTGTTGCATTTGCCGTGGTCCGTAATACACGTGCATGTGACGTAACCGAGATTGGCATACGTAGCACGGTTTACCAACGCTTAAACGGATTACCAAATTTTCAAAACCTACCCACGCCTGCCCAATTACGACGTTCTGATCGTCGCCAAGTTGCCCGTGGTACTGGTTCAATCAACACATACACAAAAAGAGCCTCGGTATTCACAATTTTCGTTCGTCCTGCCGGGTCAGATGTAAACGGTTTGGAGTATGAGTGGAAAAGAATTGAAGTCAATTTTGCTGTTGTCGGCAACACACCTATCACACGGTACAATTCCATCCAGATTAAACACCCATCGCGGGCTCAATATGAATACAGGTTTGTTCCTAAGGATGGAGCAGATGTTGCCAGAAATGACGCTGCTATTTTTTGGGTGCTTAATGCCACTAGATCCGCTGAAGACAGCGCAATGACAGTGCTAACAACCAGCGATGCAGTATCTGGGTATGGAACATTCACCATTACTGCGCCAGGCTACACGTCTTATCAATCCGGCATCCGTTATTGCCGTGAATTCTTCAGCTTGGATGATCTAAGTACAGTAGCCTCCGCTTACAAGATCTAGAACGCCGTTTTTTGCCATGCCTACGCCTACCTCCGTCGAACTTGTTGGGTTTCTACCTACTGACCATGTAAATGGCACATGGAGAGCCCTAACTGTTGCTAAGGCAGAAGATAGCGACAACTGGATTTCGACTCCTGATGTTACCGAAGGAAGAAGAGCAGCGTTTGGATGGGAATTAGGCGGAGAGGCAACACAGAAGGATAAAACCAAACGCGTAAACACTACAAAGTATTATGTAAATAGTACAGACTGGGTATCGTTATCATTTGAACTGGAAAGAGATAACTTACCCGCCGACAGTTTTAGCGGCAAAAAATACTACTGGAACGTCATAGGTGTTACCGTACTATCTAGTGGCACAGGCTTTTCAGCGGATCAAAAGTTTTACTACAAAGTATCTATAAAAACAAACAACCCTTTTAGAAAACCCAAAAACGGTACTTTTACAGACGTAAGTTTGAAGCTAAAAGTAACCTCTCGTATTGGTGGAGCTACAGATCAAGGCCGTAATCAAGAGGTTTTGTCCAAGATTTTAGGCGACCCGGCGCAAACAGCGGCAGGAACAAGAAAGACTTCATCTACAGCTTATTATGCGTTAGGTTCTTCATCTCAGAAATCAATAGGTTTACGAATTAGCGCTGTTTCTAGTTCCACAACATTTGACTTTAACGGTAAAACGCAGAAAACGTGGGATAGCGTACAGTTAAGTGTTGACAAAAACTCATCCGGCGCGTATTTAGCTTCCAATAACTGGGCTGTCGGAGAGACAGCGGAATACAAATACTTTACCGCTTCCGCAAGCAATTACTACCCTGGCGGCAAAGAAGTAGGTTTTAAGGTAAAAGTTACTGCCGTTGCAGCAACCAATACTGGTACTACTGGTGGCACTACTGGTGGCACTACTGGTGGCACTACTGGTGG